CTGGTCTAACCTCACCATTTTCCCTACAATTCACAACATCAGCCACAGCATCTGAAAGCTCTCTCTTAGGACGCCATTCACCATCAACAAAGTCAAAAAGATCAGTCTTTCCTTTTGATCCCGCTGTTTTCATCCATGACCAGGGTAGACCGGGAGAAGTATCAATAGCCATCTTAGAACCTTGACCATAGTGAGATTCACCATTTATTGACGCCTGAAGCGAAATTCGTGAACACTCCTGGATATGCGCAGCCAAGTCTTGCTTAACCCAATCTGCCGCCTTCTCCAAGATAGCTGTATCAAAGAAACCAGGATGGTGCATCTTCTTGTCAACAGCCTTCTGCATGGAAGCATAATTCAACTGTGCCGGTGCAGATGCAGGTCCATGTCCAAAAATCATTTTGTTTTCTTCCTGTAAAGGCGAAGGTCTAATTTCACTTGGTGGTATGCACGAAACTCCGGGTTTATCAGCATGCAAATATCTACCTAGAGCTGGAAGAGGATTTGTTATGTTCCTTCCAGTTTCGCCCTCAGGATCAACGGGTGGATAATTTGCAAAGCCTCTGCACTCTACCCCTCCAGAAAGAGATTCAATCAAACTGCGTGTTATTGGTTGGAAGTAATTTTTCCTTGTATTCACATCTCCAGCAACGTATATCCCAGCAATACGCAAAGCTCCATCTTCTCGTAATACGAGAAGAGATCCACAATCGCCGTGAGCAAGGTCTGGTATGTCCGTTGTATACAACTGAGCAGTGTACTCTGCATAAATTCCATCCGCGTACTTAACATTTCCAGTTAGTTGAAGTTTCCCAACCGGGACAGCAAAAGTACAACGAGGTCCAGCATTCAAAGTTTCACTGATGCGTGGAACGAGTGCCATCAAGTCCAAACGTTTTGAAAAGAAACCACTAGGTTGAAGAACATCATGGCAAATATGTCCCAAAAGCGACCGCTGTATTTTGAGTGATTTAAACCGAACAAGTATACCATCACTGTTTTCAAGATCGAAACCAGAAACATTCTTCGCAGATCGAAAGTCATGAATCGAATCATCAAACACAGTCTCCGTAAAAGACGTTGTGTCAGTTTCCACACGGAACCGATAAGATTTACACTTCTCGCCTCCAAGAATATGTCTTGGCACAAGGACCATGTTGGAAACAACTTGCAAACCATACATCGTTATTTGACGAGGTCCATCGGAAAGAAGAGTTATGCGCACAAACTGTGAGGCGAATCGATCTATCATGTGTGCATCGCCCTCATTAACATTAATCTCAGAGTCTAATTCCGAGATCCAATCTGCCGCATGAGCACGAGCTCCACCACGAATCCTTCGTGTTGTTGCACCTTTCTTTCCTTGTCTCTTGTTTCCATGTTTCTCATACTTGACCCAAGAACGTTTCTCTGGATCATAAAAGTAACGGTTTCCTTCACGATCCTCATAACCTCGGTCATCACCTTGCCAAGATAACCCGGCTTGCTCACGCATGTACAACATATGCTCAATATCATTACCATTACACACAATTTTATCCTTCTTTGACACGAACATCGACAAAATCACAGATAAAAGCGTTTTAACAAAATTAATCATAATAAAAGCAAAAAAACAGAAAATGAAAAAGCGATACAATATGATACAAAAGCCGAGAACACCAACCCAAAAAGCTGAGTATTGTTGCTCAATACCCATACGGTCACGAACTTCACACAAAACTTCATAATCGTCAGGAGCAAAAACACCAACGCTCACAAGATGTAAATGACGAAGCTGAAACTGAATACGCTG